ACGCTGCCGTGCTGTTGTTACCGCTGGACGCTGCCGTGCTGTTGTTACCGCTGGACGCTGCCTTGCTGTAGTAACCGCTGGACGCTGCCTTGCTGTAGTCACCGCTGGACGCTGCCTTGCTGTAGTAACCGCTGGACGCTGCCGTGCTGCTGTCACCGCTGGACGCTGCCTTGCTGTAGTAACCGCTGGACGCTGCCTTGCTGTAGTCACCGCTGGACGCTGCCTTGCTGTAGTAACCGCTGGCAATCTCTTTCGCATCCTTTTTAAAATCGTCAAAACCTGTTTTTGCGATTGCGAAAACCTCTTTCAAGCTATCAATAATCTTTTCTGCTTCGGTCATTAGTCTATCCCTTTCCTTAAAAATCCAGCCGCCGCATATCAGAACGGACTGGAGGCATATCAAGGCGGTGGGATAAACCGGATATACTCGCGCACATGCGCTAGTTTGAATTTTGTGAGGCATCCCTACCCTTGATTTGATGGATATTAGGGCATGAACGTGGAAGTGTCAAGAAAACAATTTGAAAGACAATTAACCGTTTTTTAACTATACTTATCAACAGGGAGTAATGCCATTGCTTGATTTACGTATCCTCCACACACGCCTTAAAAACACAGTCAGGGTTTGCGCCTTGGCTGTGTTTTTTTTTGGTGCTGTGTTTCTACCTTTACCTCTCCTTGCTAAAGACAGTTTTCCATGCGCTACGCAAAAAGTAATGGTCGGGCACTATCTGAAAAACGGCTATGCCTTTGCGGCTACGTTCATATCTGACCAGCATATGGTGTTCCAGCTATTTGTCAGCCCTAGGTTGGGCTATTGGGTGATTATCGCCATTGACGAGAAACAAACCGCCTGTGTCATTTCCAAGGGTTACGACTGGGCGGCGGCTTTTGAAAGGGGTGGGTGATGGGCGTTGCGCCATTGTCAGAGGATTTAAAGCAACAGGCTCTGGACGCGTTTGAAAAGGCGCAGGGGAATAAGGCAGAAGCGGCAAGACAGCTTGGCATACCCGTCAGAACACTCGCCTATCGACTACACAAAGCCATGATGCCAGACGGTCAGAAACTCAAAGGCACATCAACGCTATACGACAAAGACGGCAACGAGCGCATGACGTGGGTTAAGACTACGGCTGATCTGGAACGTCAACAAGATATGCTCCGAGAAGCCGCGCAAGCCCTGAAAGACAGCATACCCCCCGCCAAGCCGTCCAAATCCAGTCCTAGGACAAAGGACAGTCTTGCTAGTGTTTACGTATTAACAGACTACCACCTCGGGCAATTATCATGGGCAGAGGAAACAGGCGCAGATTGGAATATAGAGATTGCCGAACAAATGCTGGTGGACTGGTTCTCCGCAGCGATAGAAGCCGCTCCAAAGTCCGAAACAGCCGTTCTAGCGCAGCTGGGTGACTTCCTGCACTATGACAGCCTAGAAGCCGTTACACCCACCTCAAAGCACGTCTTAGACGCTGACAGCAGATACTGCCAGATTGTCCGCGTGGCTATCCGTGCCATGCGCCGTATTGTTACAATGTTGTTACAAAAGCATATCAATGTGCATATTGTATTATGTGAAGGTAACCACGACCTAGCATCATCCGTATGGCTACGGGAAATGTTCAAAGCGTTCTATGAGCAAGAGCCGCGTGTAACAGTGGACAACAGCCCCAATCCTTACTATGCGGTCGAGTGGGGTAATACGTCTTTGTTCTTCCACCACGGCCACAAGAAACGGCTTAACGAAATCAGTCAGACATTCGCAGGGCTATACCGTCAGTTATGGGGTAAGACCAAATATAGCTACGCGCATATGGGTCACTTGCACCATGTCGCCAGCAAAGAAGATAGCTTGATGATCGTCGAGCAGCACCCTACCTTAGCAGCAAAGGACGCACATTCAGCCAGCGGGGGTTATGTATCCAATCGCGGCGCATGTGTGATAACCTACTCCAAAGAATACGGGGAAGTTTCACGTGTTACCATAAGGCCGGAAATGCTATGACCGACAACGTCCTTGATATACAAACCCGCAAGCCCATAGAGCGCATCGAAACGCCGGAAGGTGAACAGGTGCAGCAATTCATGCGGCGTTGGGCAAAGGCTCTAAAAGACGGTCGGTTTAAATCCGTGTTCATTCTGGCGATTGACGAGAACGATTTTACGGATTGGGGCTTTCTTCCTGACACGCCGTACCATTCCGCACTAGCCTGTCTGACGCTGGAAGATTTGCGCGACGAGATCAAGGATGATCTTATCGGCTATGCGGATTTTGAGGATGATGAGGGGGAGGAGGATTAGTGGTCGGAGAGGTAGGATTTGAACCTACGAGCTTTGCTTTCCAAAAGCAACGGGAACGGCCTGACTTCCCCACTCTCCGCACTATTTAATCCTTGTAAGGATCATACTCGTTTGCGCCAGCCATTGCAACAATCACAGGTGTAAGTCTGTGTTTAATAGCTACGCTGTCACTGTGAAAACCAAGAACTTCCTCAATGTTTTTATAGCATTCAGGTGCTTCGTCAGCCCCAGCGCCAAAAAGCAGGATTCCTTTATCTGACATCTTTGAACGCATAGCGTCCTCATTTACCAAACCTTCCGAAACACGCACCTTTTTGCCGCCAATCCATTTGCTTTCCCCCGCCGCTGCCGTGCGTGAAAGTACACGCCCCGCGCCGTGAACCGTCGAATAAAGATTCTCTTTCGCTGCTGGCGTGTCCATCCCCTCAAGGATTACAGACATATCGCCCATAGAACCGCCGACAAAACAACGCTGATTAGGAAATGCAGGGGTTGCCCCCTTGCGAACAACATAGTATGTCTCTCCGTCATGTTCCTCAAGAAAGGCAAAGTTGTGGTGATTGTGGACTTCATCAAGGTATTCATCTTTACCAGTGATGATTTCCGCAACGGTCTTGCATACCCATTCACGGCCAGCATAGGCGTACTTGCCGCCAAGCGTCATAGCTTCCAGATAGTTCTGTCCTACGTCACTGTTTAAGTCAACAATGCAAGGATCAGAGTTAATACCGTCTTTTGCCCCCATAGCTTTAAGGAAATGTGTTGTTGCCTTGTGTCCAAGTCCACGAGAGCCGAAGTGAACTCCGATCCAGACAAATCCGTCCTCATCATGGAAAACATCAACGTAATGGTTTCCGCTGCCAACCGTTCCAAGCTGCGTGGCGGCAAGGTCTTTAAGTCCTGATAAGGCTTCATTGTTCCAGTTTGCTTCCGTATCCAAAAATTCAGCCTCAACCTTTTCAGCGTTTGTTCTACCCACACCAAAGGAAATACGGGTTGCGATCTGCTCCCCGATTGATTGAAGGCTGCCCTTGATTTCTTTAATCTTTACTGGAAGCTTAACAGCCATGTTTCCACAGGCAATATCAAAGCCAACACCTGAAATGGAAATGCGGTCTTTGTAGGCGGCTACACCGCCGATAGGGTGGCCGTATCCAAGGTGTCCATCCGCACAAAGGATGAACCTGTCAGCACCTTTTGCAAGGACATTGTTGGCCTGCGCAATTGTCGCATCGTCATGTTGTCCAATAACTTTAAGCATTATCTTTATCCTCCAAAACCACCGTTTCGCAATCTTCCCATTTTTGCTCTGGCCAGTCTTTGCCATTGCTATGGTTAATTAGCCGCTGCAATACAATCTCGCCATTGCGTTTTGCCAGTCTGTAATTGTCTGTTGGTGTGATTAATCCTCGATCATAAGCCTCCATGATCGCGTCCAGATTTTCTTTGGTTAGGTCGGTCACTCAACACCCCCCATCATAAACATCTTTCCTGTGCAAATCGCACAGCCTGATAAACCGACCATCGGCTATAAAAGGCTTTTCGCATACAAGGCAGTTTCGCTTTACTGGCTCGCGCTTTGGTTTGTCTTCTTCTTTGTAGTCGTTGGTCATATCTCATCCCTTGTTAATCAGGACGACCGCACCCGAAGATGCAGCCGCCCCGTTAATCCCCTGTCTCATATATTCTATCTGAACAATCTCAAGGCCTTTCGTTGGTTTGAGTGTTGATAAATCAGGGGTTAATTTTATTCGTCCTCATCTTCGTCTTCGTCCTGAATATAGTCAAGCGGGTTATATCCAGAAATTGTTCCATCGCCCATCACTTCGATAAACTTAGCAATAAAGTCCTGATTGTCAGAAAGAACAGTCAAGCTATCCTCTGTTAGATCGTCGATTACTTCCGAATACTTACCAAGGATTTCTCCGAAGTATATTGTCTTTCCCATTGCTGCCTGAATTTCAGATTCTTCCGCAATGAACAGTCCATCCACATATCCCATTCGACTGTAATCAAGTACATACTTGTATATCTTTTTCATCCCAAATCTCCTAAAATTAATACCGCCCCGCGCCTGTCAAACGGGGTCGGCGTGTTACAAACAAGACGGCGGGATGAAGGCCGGACAGACTTGCGCGGGTGGGGTTGCGCCGTATTTGCTTCGATCTATTGCGTGAGATCATCCCTGTTCTCTTGTTGGGTTATTTATAGCGTAGGTATTTTATAAACACAAGCCCTTTTTCAGCCTGCGCCATTTTGATTTGTTGGGGCGGGTCATTTGGGGTAACACATGGTTTTTACACCATAGCCTGCTACTTTCTCTATTTCGGCGGCAATAAACAGGCATTGTTCTTTTGTAGATATTTCCTGCATTTCAATACATCTAGTTTTGGCACTATATATATATACGATTAAAATATACTCCATCACTGCCCCTCCATTATCTTGTCGAGCGTGGCGATTGTTGTAAGGCTGTCCAAAGCCTCCCGCCTATCGCCAGCGGGTTGCTCCCTGTTCGCGGCCTCACAGTGACGCAGTGACGTAACCATAGCGCATGTTGCTGGATCGTCCTTGCAGGTTTCGCATGCTTGCTCCTCCGTGGGGCGTGATTGAATGGCGGCTTGTACTGTCTCTATGTCCAGCGAGTTATCAAAAGATGCGTTTGGATCTTCGTATGGGTATCCATGAGAAAGTCGAGTTAACGCATATAGTGCATTCTCGCGGCACTGGTCGGGGGTGGGGGTTGTCATTGTTATAATTCCTTCTGTTCTGTTCTGGTATCCCACGGTAAAATTGGACTCCATACTTCTATTTTATCTAATAAATTCTCATTCATTTTTTGTTTAGATTTCTGTGCTTTATATTTTTCCGCACAATCGCAAGAAGGTTTATCATTCGGAAAGTATCCGTCATAATTTGCCCCGCAAAAGCCGCACTTATGGCCGCATTTTTGGCAGTCTCCGCAATAACATGACATTTTCAATCATCCCTTCCGCAGCTAATGCCACATTCGATTTTCATTGTTTTCATTGAACGTCCACGCGCATCTGGCGGTAATTCATCAAGAAAAATCCTAGGACTTTCAAACTTTCCTTTTTCGTTATACGGCTGCGAACCGTCACGGGTGTCGGTCCACCTTCCGTCACTAAGTTTATAAAACGGTAAATATTTTGGGTGGCATCTGACCAGTCTCGCGCCCAAAAATCGAGACAACTTTGCAAGGAATTAAAACCGAGCGGGGAATGTGTGCCGCACATGATTCCAATAGGTGGCGCTGGTCGCCTTTACGCATCCAATGCAGTTTGCATTAGGGAATCCAGTGCCAAATGGCGACGAAATGCTATATATTGCAGGCAGATTGACCCCTGCATCTTTTACAAATTTAAAACAGTCGTCTTTCGTCATACCTTCCGAAATAAGAACGGGAAGCATTTTCATCCCGTCTTTGACGCGCTCGGTATGGCGGGTTTCTTCTCCGACGGTAAAACCGAACACGTTGTAGCAGGTATTAGCAAAATACGCGTTCACATCTTCCCATTGACGACGGGCTTCTTTTTTTAAATTCTCCGTGCATGGTGCGCCATAGATACCCGACATGTAGCCACGCTTGCGCCAAACCTTAATTGCGCTATTCGTTGGAAACGAGCGGTTTTTAGCTATCTCTATTTCAACGCCGCACCATTTTTCTACGTCCTTCAAAAAGCGCAGATTGTCTTTGTGCTCTTCCTTGACCGGATTATAAACGGCGCGGATGTTCGCCTTATCACCATATAAATCAACTGTCTTTTTTAAAGCAGCCGCGTTGGCGGCTCCCGCAGATACCCATACAACAATATTCATCACGGCCCTCCCACAATCTTGAAGCCGTTTGTTTCCAGCCATTGTCTAAATCTGTCCGTTGTATGGATACACGCCATCTGGCAGATGATTTCAAACCTCTCATCGGACACCTCCTGCTGCTGCGTGGCGGCGCGGATGAGGGTTTTAATGTCAGCAATTTCTTGTATTGAAAAAGAGCCTTGCAGATTTTTATTCAAAAGGTATGTTTCGTTAAGTCGTTCTACTGCCCCCTTAATGTGCCTCACCGTCACGTTCCCGCACGGTAACTTTTCGCTGCATTCCGCTGCATCTTGGGCGCGCCTGTTTTGCGCTGAATAGCTGGTATCTAACCCCATCAGCGTTTTCAAAATGCCCTTATCGTCAATCGCATTTTCGAACGCACGCAAAGCCTTCTCACGCTCATCCCCCTCGCGGATTACTTCGGTTGTGGTGGCCATGTTCATTTTACCCTCTCTGCAATCATAGCGTCTGCAAACTTATAAGCCGTTTCTGCACCGTACTTTATTCCATCTGGTCCATCAGCCTTGCCATACCCCATGCATAGAAGCCCCTGCAAAGCCTGTCCAGCAAAATAATCTCGCAAAGACATTCCGTACTCTTGGCGGTGAGCATTCATGCCTTCTGGTGTGTAAACGGCAGGAAGCGGGAAGGCGCTCTCTCCCTTTTCAGCCCATGTCTTTTTCATCTTCTCTCTCCTTGTTCTGGCGGGGTGGTCAGATTGGCTGACTGTCCGGTTGCTAAGCGGCGGGATTGTACTGTGGCAAATTTCCCCTCTGGTCACGAACCAGACGCTACCCCATAAACTTAAATCGGTTTTCTAACTGGCAACCTCGGCATACAAACCGAGCCGCCGACTGGTAGTTCACAAAGCACACTGCGTATCTCTGCGATCTGTTGCAGCTTTGCGCCGTTTGCTTTGTCGTAGGACTGTGCCATGTCCTCCAAGCCCAACGTATGCCCGATATTAAGGCAAAGCGCAGCGGTGATAGGTAAGGCCACAAGGCATAGGTAGTAGCGGATTCGGTAGGTCATGCGGTCACCCCCTCCGGATCAATCTCCAACGCCGCATCATACAGCGCATTGCTAAAGTCAACGATCTTAAAGTCACCCTTACCTAAGCGCACGATAATCTCCGCAGCTTCGTCACAGTCAAACCGTTCGCCGTTGCACTCTGCCCAGACGATTTCCTGAAAGTCTTGGTCAATCTCGACGCGCCAAGCGCAGCCGTTCCAGTTGAAGCTATGTTGTGTGGTATTGCTCATTGGTAAAATCCTGTCAAAAAGTCGGTTTAATTCTTCGGCGCGGTGTTGGTTAGTTGAGTTTGGCGACTCTTGCGTCCATACTAAACTCACAAAGCACCCCCAAAAACACAAACGGACAGCAGGAACATGATGGCTAGGAATTGCGGCAACGTTACTTGATTGTAAGCCTCTACGGCCAGTGCAATTAGGTCTTTCATCACCCCAACTCCTTCGCGGTTTTCAGTTTGTCCAATAGGTTTAGGACGGCTTCGGTGATGGTTTCTCCTGCCGCAAATCCAAAATATTTATCTGTATCTATATATACAGCCTCACAGTACCCGTTAAGAGTTTGTCGATACTGGTGCATGCGAACGTAATACCCCATCCCGTTGATCTGCGCGATTGCTGCGTCTAGGTTGGTCATGCTGCACCTCCTTTTGCGCGGGCGATTGCGGCACGTACAGTTTGCAATATAGCTGCCTTAGTTTCCTTGTTATCGTCACGGCCTTTTGCGTTAACTAGAATTGTATGGAAGCAATCTACTTGGCTTTGTACGGCTTCCAAAGCCTCCAGCAGTTCAACCTTGATCGCTTCGTTTTCGTAGTAGGCGTTGCATGCGCGGACGATGAAGGCTGCGTTTGCCTGATCCTCATCACATAATTGTAAAAATTCTCCTTCGTCATTGTTTGGCTGTACGTGAGAAATTATCTTTGTATCTTCACCGCGAAATGGCGTTTCAATGCCAATAAACGGCAATCCGTCAGATTCATCTTCTCCTGATACTACCCAAGGCAACGGCGTGTGTTTAATATCTGTCATTTGGTTTGCTCCTTGTTTGTAAGGATGAATATACGGGGAATTTTTCCCCATTGCAAGGGGTAATTCAAAAATATTTCGAAGATTATTTTTTAGGTGCTTTTCGCGCCAGTTGCAGGATGCCTTGCATCTTCCATTCTGGATAATTCTGCGGCTCACGCTCATACTTGCGATATGTCTTGCGGTCGCAGCCGAGGAAGTCTGCCATTTCTTGCTTGTTGTAGTTTTTCTGCGTACGGATACGTTCTAAATCTTTTTTAATCATTATTAATCACACCCTCATAAAGCTGGCCGCACTTGGTGCATTCTCCAATCAGGCAAAGCTTGCCGTTGTCGGAATAAACCTCGTCCTCTTTTATCTCAACGCAATCACATTCTTCAAATTCCATGTTTACACCTTCATCTTATTAAAGCCGTACAAGGCAATCAATGCAGCCTCTGCACGTCCATCGTGTTTCTTCAAATCCCAGTTGTGCGCGTATTGCGGCAGCAGCTGGCTGGCGCGTTGCCGTGCTGCGTCTTTGTCGGCAGGGCATGATAGGGCTTTCTTCCACTCCGCAGGGCGTGTCAGCGTGTAGCTAAACGCCTTTGCCGCAGCAATACCAAGGATAGCCCCCTCGCTCTTACCCATGCTGTAGGCGGCTTTACCACTCACTTTTGGCATGGCGGTTGTCTTTTCAAGAAACATATGTTCCGCATCAGCTTCGTCAAAGTAAAGCGCAAGGCGGTGAATATCTAGATCATGGCCTTTTTCTTTTTTGAAAATAGGCATATCCCAAATAATTAATTCGTCACCGTCATAATAAGCAATAGCGCCAAACATGCCTGGATCAACCCCAAGTATTTTCATACCCCGAATACCTCCATGCGTCCTTGCTCGTTCCCCGACCAATAGAAGCTGGACGGATCAAAATGCACAACATCACGCAGCAATTCTTTGTCGCCCAACCGCAAGAAACGCTCTTGCCTGTTGAGTATCTGCTTTACCTCTGCCAGCGTGCTATCCACATCTTTGCACTCGTGCCAGACGGCTTTTTTAGGCGTGACGTACAGAAACTTTACCGCCATGTTACCACTGGCCTTGCGGTATATCGCGGCTTGTCTGCGGTGCGGATCAGACATTTCAGACGGTGCTTTTAGTGTTGTTTTCAGGTCAACGATCAAACCGTGCTTTGGAAAAGGCAAATCAGTGTAGCCAATGACAGGTAGTTTCCAGCCTTCGCCATTGCATACCAATTCAATCTTGTCCTGTTTGTTGATGCTCTGGAATTCAGGTGTGCCGTATTGTTTCAGTTCCTGCAAAGCCATTTCAACGCATGGCGCGATGGCCTCACGCTCTTTGATGATCTTGTCAGAATTTGAAAACAAAGTTTCTTTGTTAAAATTCTTGACAGATTCCGCGATTGCGTCATCCGCAGCTACGCCGTATGCAATGACATTAACCACAGCTTTCTCAACAAGGATGCCGCGAAATGCAGGTGCGCCCATGCGCCCACGTTTTCCAAAAAGCTTTTCACAAACCCACACATCCGGCGCGGCTGCGAAAGTATTCAACGAGCTGGGCGAGGTGTGCTGGATTCCGTGACGTTCAAAACCATTTTGCATTTTTATTCCTGAAACCTATTGACGGGGAAAAATTCCTCATTTAATATCCGACATGTTGGGCAGTAAGTCAACACAGAAAAAATGCACAACGCTTAATTATTAACGCAAAATGAAAGGACTAAATAACATGCTGAATATTGTAACCACTGGTGGCGATTTTGACCCGTATGTGAAATACAACGCCAAAGCAGGCCGCTGGTATGTCAAAAAAGACGAGGGTGAGGTTGAAGTAACAAACCCTACTTTTGTCGCAGACTTCGAAAACATCAAAACAGGTTGGTTTTTCTTTAAAGCTGGTGCTGCGCCGCAAAAGGTTTTTGACGAGAGCCTTGAAAAACCTTCTGCAAAGCCGCAACAAACTTACGTTGACGAAAAAGGCGTAACACGTGACTGCTTTAAACGTGGCTTTGAAACAAAGCTATATAGCGAACAGTCTTTTGGTGGCGTGGTTGTTTTGTCTGGTGCTTCTATGCACTTGAACAATGCAATCGCGGAACTTTATGCGCAATACAAGCAGGAAGCAAAAAACAACGCTGGCAAGCTACCAGTTGTTCAAGCTTCCGGCACTGTCGCTATGAAGGATAAGCAAGGCACAAACTACAAGCCGCTTTTCCAGATCGTCAAATGGGTTGACCGTCCGGCCGCGCTGGCTGGCGACAAAACAACCGCAGCAACCGCCCCCGAAGCCGTTGCAGCACCCGCGGCGCAAGCCGCGACTGCCGTTAGCGAGTTTTAAGTGAACACTCGTTAACACACCTTGGCACTACAAAGGGCGGTGGTACTTGCAAGGCCGCCGCCCTTCTTCTTTCAAAACACACCACTCGGGGGCATACAATGCAGGATAACGCGGTTAAACTTTTCCATCCTGACAAGGCGTTAATACGCAAGCATATTGAATTCATTACACAAAACATGGCTGATTTCTGCGATGGACGCATTGAGATCGCCTATGGTGACAGCGACAACATCCCCCGCATGGCAGAGAACTTCGCAGCCGAAGATATAGAAAAAGCCGTTGATTTTGCAGACAAAAAGAACCGTGACGGGCGCAATGTGTACGTTGTCGGGTCATACCTTGATCCTGACTGTTTCCCCAATGGCCGCAGCAGCGACACCGACTTTTATGCCTCTGGCGTTATCTGGTGCGACATCGACAGGCAGACAACGCCTGACGAATTAAAGACCACTTATGCCGCCCTGCCGCCCTCGCTGGTGGTGGTGACGGGCAGACACCCGCACATCCGCACACACCTCTGGTGGAAGCTGTCCGAGCCTATCACAGACGCAGACACGCTGCGCGAGGCGCTGGAAGGGGTGCAAGAGTGTTTTGGCGGTGACCGTGCGGTAAAGAACGTGACCAGCCTCATGCGCCTTGGCGGCACGATTGCATGGCCTAAGAAGTCTGGACGCATCACAGAGCCGACCGAGGTTATTATTCCGTCAAATGCCACGCAGTCGGTCAATGTCGAAACTTTCCTGCGTACCTATCCGGCAGGCGTGTTCCAGCATGACGCGGCCATTGTTGCAGCGCAGGATGTGACCAGCGTTGCCGTGAACCCGTTCGAGGAGCGCATTGAGGACGGGCGCGAGAAGTACATGCACGAGATGCTATGTGCTGCGATTGTCAACATAACGGCAGAGCTTGGCCGCTGGCCGACCGCGCAAGAAGTGTTTGATGACGCTTGGCCTGTTTACAGCCGTAAAGTCACACCCCGAAACGGCAAGACTCTCGACCAAGAAGGGCGCGGCCAGAAGCTTATGCAAAGCAAGATCAAGTCCAAGCTGTCAGCTTTTACCCGTAGCAAGGTACGCGGGCTGGAAACGGTGGATTGCATTGTCGCAAAAGAGGGGCAGAGGAAGCACGTAGAGCCGCTGCGGATTGAGCAGGTGAACAACACCGGAGAAGTGCTGGAAACGCCTAAAAACGGCAAAATCTTGCCTTTTAAATGGGCGTATGACATCGAAGCACAGATTAACGCTAATGATTTTGTCGAGGGTATGCTTGGCAATGGTCAGTTTTCCGTAGTCTATGGAGAGAGCAACTGCGGCAAGACGTTCTTTATGACCGACCTTGCATTTCATGTTGCTATGGGCAAGCGGTGGCGTGATAGACGTGTGGATCAAGGCGGCGTTGTATATGTTGCCTTGGAAGGCAGCTATGGACTAAGCAACCGTATTGCGGCTTTCATGGAAACATACCCCGATGATAGCAGGGGTATGCCATTTGCCGTGGTCACGACACAGATTAACTTTCTGGATAATTCTCCAGACGGTCAACTGGCAGCATTTATTGAAACTATCAAATACGTTGCCGATCAGGTTGAGAACGTCAAACTGGTGGTTGTTGATACCCTCGCACGCGCCATTTCTGGCGGTGACGAAAACAGCGGTCAGGATATGGGATTGCTGGTCAGCCATGCAGATTTAATCAGAGAGGCCACAGGGGCGCACGTTTGCTTTATCCACCACAGCGGCAAGGACAGGGCAAAGGGTGCGCGTGGTCACAGCAGCCTCCGTGCCGCCGTTGACACAGAGATTGAGGTAAGCCGGGGCGAAGATGATCATTTCAGCACCGTCAAGACCGTCAAGCAGCGCGACATGGAAATGGCAGAGGATATGTTTTTTGGCCTAAAATCGGTCACGATTGGCGTGAACAAACACAATGAGGAAGTCAAGTCTTGCGTGGTCACAGTCATTGATCCTGATGATATTGTCCAGCCAAAGCGCGGTGCAGACACGCTAACCCACATCCAGCAATTTATCTATGACGCTATTTGCAATTGCATTGTTGATCATGGTGAGATTCGCAATATTGGCGGTGGAACACAGAAGAACTGCATCAGATACGGACAGCTAGGACAACAGCTTGAGGAGATGGGCTTCCGTGACGAGGTGCCGGAAGAAAAGGTCAAGATTGCCACAATCAACGCACGTACAGCTTTACGTAAGAAGAATAAAATTGGCTTTGATCGTGGATATATTTGGCTTCTCGGTGAGACGGAATAATGATTAAATTCTCATTTTCCAATTTTAAAAAATTCTCGAACCGGACAGCTTTTGCAGGAGTATTTTTCGCTGGACACCATGCCCGTCATGGTGCCAGCAAAAATCCGAACTGTCAAACAAAAAAATCTTGCTGATTATCCAAGTGTAAAAAATAACAAAAATATTTTTCTGGAAATATAGAAAGGCGGCACAACATGCTGGAAGAAACAGACAACGCGCATAACATAATCAGGCGGCAGATAGAGAGGCTGGATCAGGTCGCCACCGACTACGAAACAAGGTGGGGCATCGGGCGGCTGCAAAGCCTCGCACCGCCGGACGTGCGCGAGAAGTGGGAAAGACAGACCGATAAGCTGGCCGAGGCGATTGCAAATGCCGATGCGCTGAATATCATAACGCTCGTGGATGGTACAATCAGAGGTTGGGGGTTATTGGAGAGGCTGGCAAACGAAGCCGGGCACGCGCCGTATGATCCCGTGTACCTCGAATACAAAATCGGGGGGCAGGTCTATGCCGTGGCACGGTCGGCACAGGATGCCCAATCCTTGCATAAACCAAGGGGCAGGGATGCGGTGATCGTCACCGTGGGGGAATTACTGCGCTCATTCATTGAAAGGCACTCAAATGCGTTTAAACTTGACGACATCCAGTTTGAGGACGACTTGCAGGCTTTGCCAGTCGAGTTTTGGAAAAAAGGAGGCGATAGTCTTGACTTGTGACCAGTGTGACGAAAAACAAAAAGAAATCGACCGCCTCCGCGCCATCATTGCAGAACTTGAACGGATGATTAAGAACCAACGGGCAAAGGCATGTTGACAAGGTAATTTTTTACGGTGTATGATAGAAGCATGAACGACAGACAGCTTTTAAATTCGATTGGCCTAAAGTTTGAGAAGATCGCCGTGCATCTGGGGCTATCGATCAAGACGGTTTATGACTGGTCATACCAGAACCATATCCCAGATGCACACCGCCAAGCCGTTTTAGACCTCAAGGAAGCCGTAAGGCAGGTGGTGGGGGAGAAATGACCTACCCAAGGCTAATCGTTACTGGAATAGGCGTTTTGGTTTATGTGCGTGATGAAAAAGAGCACAAGTCACTGCTTGCGCTGGCAAGCGTGGTCTGTTGTGTTCGGGATTATTTTCAATATCGCGCTAATCGCTTTTTTGGAGTGTTTTGTAAAATGAAGTATGTTATTTTCTTTCCGCCACTTGGCGTTGTCGGTCTAATAGGCTTATTAAGCAAACAAAATCGGATATGTTTCCAGTGAGGAAGAACTGATGTTATATAATATGTCTTTGATGGTCTTAGGTTTTGGAATAGGCCAGTTACTAGGTGCATCGATTTTATATTTATGGAGCAAAATAAGATGATCGAATTAACAATTTTAACATATCTGACGGTAGCGGCATTATCAGCCGTTGTGCTGTTTGTAATATTCTATTTTCTGGTAATTGATGAATACGGCGCATTGTTGGGAGGCACTATCGGTATTATACCAGCGGCCATTATGTCCATCTGTTTGGCGATCATCTGGCCTATTGCTCTGCCAATGGTTTTGTTCAAATAACGGCTTGCGATATACTCAATTAGCGTTTATTATTGCGATATGGACAACGGCATTAAAAAACCTAAAAAAAAGGCAGTTTCCCCCATTAACGGCCAGCCAGTGCCAGACCCCGGCCCCGGCAGGCCTAAGGGTATGCTGAACAAGCACACTGCTGCAATAAAGGACGCTTTTCGCCTTGCTTTCGAGGAAATGGGCGGCGTTCCTGCCTTGGTTCAATGGGGTAGAGAACATCCAACAGACTTTTACAAGCTCGTTACAAAGCTAATCCCTACAGAGATTACAGGTGTTAACGGCGATCCGATCAGCACTGTAAACAAGATCATCATTGAGCATGTAGCGCCCACGAAGAATGACCACTCTTAAGGTTCAAATCCCTGAAAAGCTAGGCCAGATATTCCAAGGTGATGCTGACTATCGCGGCGCATATGGTGGACGCGGTGCGGCAAAAACTATTGGATTTGCTAAGATGTCAGTCCTTGAGACAACGCAGCTTTGCAATGGCAAGCCTTGGAAATTCCTTTGTGGCCGTGAGTTGCAAAAATCCCTAAAAGACAGCGTTCATAGCGTTATTGTTAGCCAAATTGAGGAGATGGGCTTATCCGACCAATTTGAGGTGGGTAGGGAGTTTATACGCCACAAGAACGGAAATGAGTTTCTGTTTTACGGACTGCGTACAAATATTGCCGAGATTAAATCCCTTCACAACGTGCGCCGGACGTGGCTTGAGGAGGCGCAGAAGGTCAGCCAGACATCTTTGGACTATCTTATACCGACCGTTATGCGCGATTTTCCAGACTGCGAGATTTGGGCAAGCTGGAACCCAGAGGAGGAAGATGATCCTATCCAAGAGTTGTTCGTTAATCAGGCAGACGAGCGCACCAAGTGTGTTAAAATCAATTGGTATGATAACCCTTGGTTTCCCGAGGGACTGAACAAGGTACGCCTGAAAGCCCTTAAAAACACACCTGAGAAATACGGCTGGATTTGGGAGGGCAATTTCAACGTAAACAACGAGGCTGCGGTTTACGGCAAATGGATTGAAAAGGCGCGTGTTGCAGAGCGTATTAGGCAAGACCTATACGATCCGTCTTTGCCAGTGTTTACGGCTTGGGATTTGGGCTATTCTGATGATACGGCCATTTGGTGGTTTCAGGTGGCTGGCAATGAAGTCAGGCTCATAGACTTCTATGAAAATAACCGCCAAGACATGCGGCACTATGCAGAGCAGATTTACGGTAGGGAAATACCCGAAGAAGATTGCGAATTTGGCGCAAATGGTAAGGTTCTTTCGTTCAAGCTTGGCAAGCCTATCGATGGCGCTGAGCATCGGGTAGAATACAATTATTCCGACAATTACGTGCCTCACGATGCGGCAAACAAACTGTTACAGGCTGGCGGTCGCAGCGTTGTCGATCAGCTTCATGAGTTTGGGGTGAAGTCAAGGGTTGTTGCCGCGACAAGCCAGCAGAACCAGATTTCAGCAGCACGGGCGACAATTGACCTTTCTTGGTTTGATGCAGACCGCTGCAAGCAAGGTATTCGATGCCTAAAAAAATACGCATTTGCAGAAAAAGACGATGGAGGGTATTCTCAAACCCCAGTGCATGATGTTTATTCACACGGCGCGGATGCTTATGAGATTGTCGCTCAGGTGTGGAAAACGGCCAAAAATGCAGCAGAGAACGAGAAGCCTAAGTTTCTCACTGACATGACGATCGATGAGATTTTCTGGGCTGATACTGGCAACAAATCAAGTATTGAACGGATTTGAAATAGCGGTTATTATCTTTTAGGGAGTTCAAATGAGTAATCAGTCACTAAAACAAGCAAGCGTCCGTGCGATTACTTCAACGACAGGAAGCTATGAGGGCGATTGGCAAGCCCTTTTTGACGAATATAGCATTGATGGAAGTACGTTTAACGAGCGTTTACTTGGTTATATCAACACATATCTCTCTGCCTCCTATACAAACTTGGTTGACGCGCAAAACGCCTTTGCCGTTGAGAACGGCGCAAGTAACTGGGATAGCCTCGGCACATTTGAAGCGGGTATTGCATAATGAAAGAAGAACAGAAGCCAAGCTCTACAGTCGCTTTTTGGATGGAGGAGATTGAGACCTACGAGAGCCGCTTTCGAGATTGGGAAGATCGATCAAAGAAGATCGTAAAGCGTTATAAAAACGAGCGCAAATCCGCTGAAAAGAACAAATCCCAGTTTAATATCCTCTGGTCAAATATCCAAACGCTGCACCCTGCTATCTATGCAAATCCACCGACACCAAACATTGACCGCCGCTTTCAGGATGATGATGATCTAGGCCGCTATGCCGCGCTTGTTCTTGAACGGGCTGTTTCTTACTATGTAAAGAACGATATGTTTGACAAGGTGATGAAGCAATCCACACTGGACAGGCTTTTGCCCGGTCGCGGCGTTGTATGGGTGCGCTATTGTCCTGTGTTTGAGGAAGCGCCGCAGATCACGGATGATGAGGAAAACAAAGATTACGATATGGACATGCCGGAAAATCTTCTTTCCGAGGATGTTATTCCAGATTACGTACACTGGGGCGACTTCGGCCACACTTGGGCGCGTACATGGCAAGAGGTGCGTGGTGTATGGCGAAGGGTATGCCTAACACGCGCTGAATTGGTAAAGCGATTTGGTCAGGAAAAGGGCAACCTTGTTCCTCTGGATGCAGTTATTAACGATGCTAACGGCAGCAAAGTCTCAAGCGGTAAAAAGGCATATATTTACGAAATTTGGGATAAAGCAAAGAAGAAGGCAATCTGGATACACAAATCCGTTCCTGATGTTCTTGACGAGTTGGATGACCCGCTTAGATTGAAAGACTTCTTCCCATGTCCAGAGCCTATTTACGCTACGATTGCCAACGATGATTTAATCCCTACACCAGATTATGTTCAATATCAGGATCAGGCAATCGAGCTTGATATGATCACTGGGCGTATTACCGCGATTGCAAAGGCTGTAAAGGTCGCTGGTGTATATGACGCATCGGCAGAGGGTATTGACCGCCTCTTAACTGAGGGCGTTGAGAATAGGCTTATTCCCGTTCAGCAGTGGGCAGTATTGGGCGGCGGTAAAGGATTGCCGGGCGCTGTCAGCTTTTTTCCGTTGGCTGAAATCCTGCAAACGCTGCAAGGGCTTTATCAAGTACGTGAACAGGTTAAAAATGACCTGTACGAAATCACTGGTATTTCTGACATTGTACGCGGCGCGACAAACGCCAGCGAGACAGCAACCGCACAGCAGATCAAAGGCCAGTTTGCTACGCTTCGCCTAGACAACAACCAAAAGGACGTTGCGCGGTTTAGCAAGGATTTGGTCGTTATTATGACTGAGATTATTGCCAAGCATTTCTCTCTTGACACGATTAAGGCCGTGTCTGGCGTAAAGCTTATGACCATGATGGAAAAGCAGCAAATTCAGGCGCAGATGATGCAAGCTCAGCAAATGGGGCAAGAAGCGCCATTACCTGACAAAATGCAAGACCTTATGAAGCTTCCTACATGGGAAGAAGTCGAGCAGCTTATTCGCGATGATACGGCCAGATGTTTCCGTATTGATATTGAGACAGACAGCACGATCAAGACCGATCAGGACAACGAAAAGCAATCCCGCATTGAATTCCTTGGCGCTGTCAGTAGCTTTATGCAGCAGGCAATTAACGTACCTCCGCAGCTTCAGCCGCTGGCTATGGAGTTGCTATTGTTTGGCGTTCGCGGGTTTAAGGTCAGTCGTGAGCTTGAAACTTCCTTTGAATCTGCAATGGCTAAAATCCAAAAAGAGCAAGATCAGCCGAAACAGCCTCAACCTTCCCCCGAAGAAATTAAGGCACAGGCTGAGATGCAGCGTACGCAAGCTGATATGCAGATGGCACAACAGCAGCACGAGTCGCAGATGGCGCAAATCCAAGCAAAGGCTCAGGCCGACTATCAAAAAGGCCAAATTGAACTGCAAATTAAACAAGCCGATGAGCGCCTTAAGTCACTTGATTTACAGATTAAAAATCTAGACGTTGCCGCAAAGCAGGCTCAGGTAATTCAAAAGCAACAAGAGGTCGTGGTTTGACGGTCTATTATGATTTTGGAAAAAACGGGCTTTTAAAGAAAGTCCCCGAAGGTCATAAGGAAACTGTTGGCCTTAAGTATATTTCCGAGCAAAAAGCATACGAGCTTAGCGATGGAAAATATAAGCAATCTGGCTGGCTATACTCAGACAATGTAACGCCGCCTATGCATTATGCGTCAACAGATAGTATGGGCGTTCAGGGTGTTTTAAACCCCGCTGACGGTAAAAGATACGATTCCCGCGCTGCGTATTATCGCGCTGTTAAAGAAAAAGGCCTTGTCATTGTTGGTGACGATGCCCCAAAAGAGCCTTTGAAACCCAAGACAAAAGAGATCAACTGGAAAAAAGCAGTTGCCGAAACCCTTAAAACAACCACCCTGAAAGGAAAACGAAAATGAGTGTAAAACAGAAAGAAATCAGCCTTGAGGATGAAATCCGCGCCGCTATGGTTAGCGATGAGCCGCAAGACGATCCTGTTGTTGATGGGGTAATTGAGGAAGTCGACCCTGTTGATGAACAGAAACCCGAAGTTGAAGAGCCGAAGGTTAAGGGTGCGCCCAAAGATAAGGAAATTGATAAGCCCCTAGAGGTTAAAGAAACCGTAGAGCTGCCACCAGTTTCTTGGTCTGGCGCGGTAAAAGCAAAATGGAACGAACTTCCTAAAGAAGTTCAGGACGAGATTAAAAAACGTGAGGATGATTTTCACAAAGCCATGACCGCGCATGACGGAGAGTTGCGCCTTGGTCGTTCAATTAAGGAAATCTCAACGCCATATCAGGCCATTATCGCAGCAGAGGGGGGTACGGTTGAGGGTGCTTTCAAAGACCTGATGAACACGGCTTACGTTCTTCGCACTGGTTCTCCCCAGCAAAAAGCGCAAGTCCTTATGCAGGCAGCGCAGCAATTTAATGTTGATTTGCGCCCTTACATGGGTGGTCAGCAAAATCAATATAACCCCTTTGCCGCCATGCAAGAAGAAATGCACCGCCTCCGTCAACAAGCTGACCCACAAAAGATTAAAAGTGAGTTGCAAGACGAAATGGAGCGTGATAGGATTAAAAACGAGATTGAAGCGTTTGCAGCGAATCCTGAAAACGTCTACTTTAATGCATTTAGACCCATCATTGGATCACTAATTGCAAACGGACGCGCCAAGAATCTGCAAGAAGCTTACGAAATGGCTATTTGGAGTGATCCATCCATCCGCGCCGAGATGCTGCAAAAGCAGGAAACTGAACTTGCAGCAAAACGAAAAACGGAAATTGATCGCAAAAAGAAAGCCTCTGCGTCTGTCACTGGAAGCCCCGGCACGGCTTCACCATCGGCAAAAGCACCCCAAAAATCATTAGAGGATGAACTTCGTGAACAGCTTATGGCGTCACAAGGTCAGGCTCTCTAAAGGTCGGGTGTCATGGTGGCTCCCGACTTAACAAAGTAGTTAAGGAGTCATTATTATGGCCTCTCCGAACCTTTCGGAAATTGTCACGACTACCTTGCGTAACCGCACGGGTGAGTTGGCTGATAACATGCTGGACAACAACGCATTGCTGAACCGCTTGAAAAAGCGCGGTAAGGTTAAGACTGTTGCTGGCGGTCGCACTATCGTTCAAGAACTGGAATACGCAGACAACAGCACGTATAAGCGTTATTCCGGATATGAAACCCTCAACATTGCACCGAGTGATGTATTCACGGCAGCGGAGTTTGACTTTAAACAAGCCGCTGTTGCTGTTTCCTGCTCTGGTCTTGAAGAACTGCAAAACAGCGGCCCGGATGCAATCATCGACTTGCTGGCCTCCCGTATTAAAAACGCTCAGAAATCCATGATGAATGGTATCTCTGCGGATATTTATTCGGACGGTACGGCAGACGGTGGTAAGCAGATCGGCGGCTTGCAGTTGCTGGTTTCCAAAACTCCGACTTCCGGAACTGTTGGTGGTATTGACCGCGCAACGTGGGCTTTCTGGCAGAACAAAGCAACCGTATCCGGTACGGCGGCAAGTGCAACGAACATCCAAGAGCGCATGAATACCATGGCTCTCTCGCTTGTTCGTGGTACGGATCGCACTGACCTGATCGTGGCTGATGGTAATTACTACAATTTCTATCTGTCCAGCCTTCAAGCAATTCAACGTATTACTGATCCTGAGATGGCAGCTTCCGGCTTTACGAGCCTGAAGTACTACGGCCATGGAGGTTCGGCAGACGTTGTTCTTGACGGCGGTCAAGGTGGTAACTGTCCGGCTAACACGATGTACTTCCTGAATACGGATTACATCCACTTCCGTCCTCACGCAGCCCGTAACATGGTTCCGATTGGTGATGAGCGTTTCGCTGTAAACCAAGACGCAATGGTTAAGCTAATCGTCTTTGCTGGTAACATGACACTGAGCAACGCTTCGTTGCAAGGTGTTCTTTCTGAATCCTAATAAAGGGAGATACAAACTATGGCTCAAACACTTCTTGGCGCATCTGTCGGTGCTAAATCGACTACCGCCGAATTTGAACTTGGTACGCGCCATTATGACCCGAACACGGATAAGGAATTTATCTATGTTCAGGCTGGTGAGGCACTCACGACAAATGCTGCGGTTGTTATCACTGAAGCTGGTCAGGTGGAAATGGTTGACACTACGTCTACCGCTTCCGCTTTTGGTGATCGCGTAGGTGTTGTAAGCATCGCTTTTGACGATAACGACTATGGATGGGCGCAGATTTACGGCGCTTGCACATTGTCTGTCGGCCCGAGTGCTGCGGCAAACACTGCGCTTAACTCTACCGCCACGGCTGGTCGTCTCGATGATGATGCCGCGGCTGGCGCTGAGGTTATTGATGGCGTTGTTACGACAGCAGCCGAATCCAGTAACCTCGCAGCCGCGTTGCTTACCTATCCTACTGTAGGTGCAACAATCTAATGGCCTAACGGCCTCCCTTCGGGGGAAGGGGGGAGGGGATTGCCAAAAACTTTCCTCTCCCTTTCCCCTGAAATCTTAACCCCCAAAGGAGAACTAAAATGACTTTTGCACCCATTCAAGCGATTAACGGAAACCACGTACAGCACGGAACAGACGCGGGTCTTTACGTTGAGTTTTACCTTGAAGCCATTAAAGACGAAGAAAGCAGCCTGAAAGAAGGTAGACCAATCTTCCGAGATGTGGAATTTATCAAGATTATCCCTGTAGGTGACAAACATACCGTTGTTTGCAGACCCGTTAAAAAATTCGATGATCACCAAAGCCCATCGGACGCTAATCGCTGGCCTAAACAATACGCAGCGTTTAAAAACAAGCAGACGCAAGTTAATGATGGAACGCCTGTTGAGGAGTGGCCTATTCTGACAAAAAGCCAAGCCATGATGTTTAAATCCGTAAATGTTCATACGGTCGAGCAGCTTGCTGCGGTGTCAGACACAAACCTTAATAATCTTGGCATGGGCGCACGTGAATACAGAGAAAAAGCCAAGGCGTATATTGAAAACGCCAAAGGCGGCTCTGGTGTACTGGCTCTCCAAGAAGAGAATAAATTCTTCAAGGAGCAGATTGAAGCCCTGAAAAACCAGATTGCCGCATTGTCCGAAAACAGTGAAAAGCCCAAGCGCGGACGTCAGCAAAAAACAGAGGAATAATAAATGCCAAGGTCGTTTCTGGAACTCGTACAACAAGCAGCGGATGAAATAGGTATTCCGCGGCCTACATCTTTGTTTGGGAATGTGGGGGATACAGAGCGACAATTAATTGCTTTAGGGAACAGGGAAGTAAAGGAGTTTTCAGCCGTAGCCAATAAAAACGGCGGCTGGCAAAACCTTCATAAGGAATACACCTTTACAACCCAGTTCCTTGCAACAACAGGCAACACAACGGCAGATTCAGCAGTTATTACAAATATTCCATCAACGGCAGGACTTGTGGCTGACACATGGGCTATATCCGGTAATGGCTTTCAGGCTGGAACGCGGATTGTATCTGTTGACAGCGCGACACAGGTCACGGTTAGTAATGCCTGCCTAAGCACACAAACTGGCGTTTCTTTGACATTCGGACAGATCGCCTATAGCTTGCCGAGTGACTTTGAATTTTTCATTGACAAGACTTTCTGGGATAACAAGTTTAAATGGGCGTTAATCGGCCCTATTACGGCACAGGAAAAGCAAATCCTTCGCTATGGCGTTGTCGCTAGTGGCCCACGTAATAAGTTCTATATTCGCCAAAATAAGATGTGGCTTGACCCATCTCCGACAGATAACACCCTTATTGCATATGATTACTATTCAAATGCCCCTGTAGCAGCTGATGCTGGTGGATATAGCAACGTATGGACAACAGATGAGGATACATATCTGTTAGACGAGGATGTATTTATCCAAGGCTTAAAATGGCGTTTTCTCCGCGCAAAAGGCCTAGACTATATGGAGGAGTACGAGACATATAACGCCGATGTTCAAAGAACAATTGCGCGTGATGGAGGAAGCCGTGACCTGTCTTTGGGCGGTGATGGGTTTAACGTACAGTTTCTAAATGGCTATAACATTCCAGATACTGGCTTTGGTGGTCAATAATGTTCCCTCAAAAGAGAGCAAAAAAACAACGGGTATCCAAGCAAACGACAATCCAAGCCCCTACGGGCGGCTTAAATGCGCGTGACCCATTGGCTGATATGCCAGACACCGATGCCGTTATAATGGACAACTATTTTCCGAAACCTTCTAGCGTTGAGGGAAGAAAAGGCTCTGTTGATCACCTGACGGGAACTGGAAGCGTTGTTGAAACTCTCTCTATTTACAAAAATGGTATCCAAAGCGAACTTTATGCGTTTGCTGGTGGGAATGTTTATGATGCCACAGCAGCGGGTGCAGCAGGATCAGCGGTTGTTAGTGGCCTGACTAATTCAAGGTTTCAAACGATTAACTTCGGTACGGCGGGCGGTTTTTTTATGCTCTGCGTAAACGGAGAGGATAAAATGCATGTTTATACAGGATCGGCATGGTATGAGGATGGCACAACGACAAGCGTTACTGGCTTTGATACGGCAGATGCAATAAATATTAATAACTTTAAAAACCGCGTTTGGTTTATTGAAAAAGAAAGCATGAACGCATGGTATTTGCCTGTTTCGAGCATTGGCGGCGCAGCGAATAATATTGACCTATCAGGACTGTTTAAACTTGGTGGTTATCTTGTTGCTATGGGCAACTGGACAATTGATAACGCTGCTGGTATTGACGATTACGCTTGTTTTATCACATCAGAAGGTGAGGTAGCCCTTTACAAAGGCACAGACCCTTCCAGTGCCTCTACATGGGCTTTAGTGGGTACTTTCCGCATGGGTAGGCCGCTTGGGTATCGTTGCATGGTCAAAGCTGGCGCGGATGTACTTGTCATTACGACTGATGGCGCTTTTCCCCTTTCTAAGGCACTGCTGACGGATCGTTCCCAGCTAAACTTGGCGGCTACGGATAAAATCTCAACCCTGATCAACACTGACACAACGGCATATTTCAATAACTTCGGCTGGCAGCCAATTATATTCCCGACTGGAAACAAGCTAATTATAAATGTTCCCGTAATCGATGGTGATACATCTATCCAATATGTTATGAATACACAGCATGGCGCATGGTGCAGGTTTACGGACTGGAACGCCGCATGTTTTGAGGTTATGGATGATCGGCTATTCTTTGGTACGGATGGCGCTGTTGTTGAGGCTGATATAGGCTCAGACGATAATGGCAGTGAGATCGGCGGGGTTATCCAGCAAGCCTATAACTATTTTGGAAATAGAGGACTTGTAAAGATTTTCAAAATGGCACGGCCTATTTTTATCGGTGACGGTAGCATTATCCCAAGCGTAAGCATTAACGTTGATTTTCGCTCTCGGCTGATCTTATCAACTACGTCTTTTGCACCTTCGGCGGGGGCAGAATGGGATGTAGCCGAGTGGGATGTAGCAGAATGGGCGCTTGGTGACGTTGTTTCTAGAAACTGGCAATCAATAGCTGGTATCGGAATTGCAGGGGGTTTATATATCGCAACCAACGCAAAAGGCTTTAAATACGAATGGGTTTCCACCGATGTTATTTATGAGGTTGGAGGTTCTCTCTGATGCTTCTTTATGGGGCAGATCAGGACGTTTGCGACTGGGCTTCATTGCAGCTTGTGGGGCATAAGGACTGGTTTCGGGATTCAGGGGCTATAGGTGTAGTAAGTAATGGCAAACTAATCGCAGGCGTTATTTATAGCAATTACTGCACAGACAGAGAAAATAACCCTGTATCTATTGAAATGTCTATCGCGAGTATTGACAAAACATGGGCGACTAGGCATAATTTAAGAGCGTTTTTCAGGCATCCCTTCATTGATCTCAAGGTCAAAAGAGTGCATACGCTTTGCTCTGCAAATAATGGGGATGTCGTGGCTTTCAACAAAAGATTAGGTTTTCGTCAAGAGGGTTATCATCTAGAGGCTTGGCCTTTGGGCGGTGACGCTATTTCTTGGGGTATGCTTAAATCAGAATGTAAATGGGTGAAAAATGGGTAGCAAATCAGGGCCGAAAGCGCCAAATCCACGGGAGCAAGCTCAGGCGCAGACAGCGACAAACAAAGAAACAGCATACTGGAACGCCGTTTTACAAAACGTAAACCAGAATACTCCGTATGGTAGTATTTCATGGGAGCAGCAAGGCGATGGTACGTATGACCCTAATAAGCCTCCTCAGTTTACATCGACAATAAACCTTTCTCCTGAACAGCAGCAAATCCTTGACAGTCAAAACCGTCAAGGGATTGCCATGAATGAGCTTGGAGAGCAGCAAATTGGCCGTATTACTGATGTTGTTGCAGACCCGTATTCTTATTCTGGCATCCAAAACACCCTTCCTATGGAATCTGATATTATGTCCGCGCAAACGAGAGCCGAGGAAGCTCTTATGTCGCGCATGAACCCGCAATTTGCTCAACAAGAGGAAGCCCTTCGGACGCGCCTTATTAACCAAGGTATCGGACAAGGATCGCAGGCGTATCAGCGTGAAATGGACAGCTTTAATCAAGCCCAAAATGACGCACGGATGCAGGCTATTCTGGCAGGTCAACAGTACGGCGGGAACGCGCAAAACCAAGCCTTGCAGCGCCGGACACAGGAAATTGACGAGTACAATACACAGCGCAATGCCCCTCTTAATGAGTATATCGGCCTTACGTCTGGAACGCAGATCACAAATCCGCAATTCCAAAGCACGGGGTATCAAGGCATTCAGCCTTTTGATATTGCGAATTCTATGCGTGATTACTACAGCAACCAACAAGCGGCAGCCAATAACCAAAGCAGCGCAATGAGCAGCGCGTTTGGACTTAGTGGCGCGGCCTTGGGTGGCGCTGGTCTGCTTGGTGGTTTAGGCGCGTCAGGAGGGGGATTCCTCGGCTCTGCGCTTGGCGGACTGTTTGCCTTTTCCGATGAGCGCCTTAAAGAGAATATTAAGCCATACGGTAAAGAAAACGGATTTAATACTTATTCGTTTAATTATCGCGGTGAGCCTGATAAGTCTTATATTGGGGTTATCGCACAAGAAATCGAAAGCATAATGCCGGAAGCCGTTGAAGATATTGGCGGGTATTTGGCGGTTGATTACGCTAAAATCGGCGTTGAAATGCGGGAGGCCGTGTAATGTTTATGCCAGAACTCGGAAGATCGCGCCTGCCGAAACAAACGCAAGCCGTTATGTTTGATCCTCAACAGGAGCGCGAAGCAAAGCGCAAGCGCCAGTTGGCTGAATTGCTTATTCAGCAAGGTAATGCGCCACAGCGTAATGAAACCGCTGGCGGTATGACTGTCAAGCGTTCTCCATGGGAAAATATCAATCAGGCGGCACAACGATTTACAGGCGAAATGCAGCTTGGTAAAGCTGATGAAAAACTTGCAGAAGCTGAAAAACGCAGACAAGAAATGATTGTTGAAGCCTTGAGCAATCCCGACCAAATGAACGCTGCGAAGGTTCTAGCACAAGACCCAAATACGAGTGATGCCGCAATTCGCATGTATTCTGATATTCTGAGTGACCAACGCCGTGCTGAGCAAATGGAAAATATTGCAGGTATTCGTGCCGCGTCCGGTGGTAATACACCTGCAGCCATTCAGATTGCAGAGGATATGCTTGCTCAAGAAAAGGTCATGTATCCAGAGCGTTTCCAAGACCCTCGATATGAAGCCGAAAGACGCTTTAACCTTATTGGGCAGTCTGCTAAAACATACGGTTTTGACAGACTTACGCAGTATAATATGCCGCAAGGCGGCGGACAGATGCCCCAGTATATGCCGCCACAGCAGGGAATGGATATTCCCCAAGGGAGTACTCTGCCGTCTGTGCCTCAGCAAGGTATGCAGAACGCTAGTGTTGATCCTTTACAGCAACACGCTCAAGCAGTTATGCAGCAACAGGCGCAAACAGGTGTTAGCCCGATGCAGCGCCCTGAATTGTCATTCCAAGCGCCTAGTATTTCTTCTGTGCCGGGTGCTGATCAGGTTATGGCGCAAAGAGAAGGAACTATAGAGGCCGAAAAAGAACGCGCCAAGCTCCGTGCCAAGTATATGGAAGAAGGTAGGCAGTCGCTTCCGAAGATGGAACGTGCTTTAAAATCCGCAGAGTTACGCAGAGGTAACATCGAAAGGGTTGTTAATCAAGTATCTCAAACGGCGCAACGCGCTTTTACGACTGGATTTACAGGCTCTATTGCAAATGCAATTCCGGGTACTCCTGCTTATGACCTAAAAATGAACCTTCAAACTCTAGAAGCTACAGCCGCGTTTGATACTTTGCAAAACATGCGCGATAATTCGCCCACTGGCGGCGCACTAGGAAACGTGAGTGAAAAGGAACTTGATCTGCTTAAGGCTGCATATAGCAATCTCTCAAACTCTCAAAGCTACGAACAGTTTATGCAAAACCTTGATGCTTTTAACAGGCAGCACGTATCTTCTTTGCAAAATATTAGGCAAGCATACGATCAAGACTATCAACGCTTTGGCGGCCAGTCTGATCAATTCTTGCCGCCACCTGTTTCTACACAGCCGCAAAGCGCTGGCAGAGACCAGATTATTCAACAATTGCGAAACTCTGGAATACCGGAAGATCGTATTCAGCAGTACATTCAAGCCAAGGGGCTTTAAATGGCTAAAACAAAAACAGAGAAACTCGCAGAGGAATTGATGCGTTTTGGCCGTCAGGCGAAGCAGGGTATTACCTTTGGGTTTGCTGATGAATTGCAAGATTTACCCGCCGCTGCGGTTGCCTCTGCTTTGTCTGAGGATTTGACGTTTAAAGATGCCCTGAAAATGGCGCGTGAATTATCACGTCAAGAGCTTGGGCAAGACTGGAAAGAAAGCCCTATTCTATCGTTTGCGGGGCAAGCTGCGGGGAGTGTACCACTTGGACTCACAAAAACGGCACAATCGGCGGCTAATTGGATTCGCGGCGGCAGTAAGTTGGCAGGGGCAAGAAAAGGCGCTTTGGTTGGTGCTGGATATGGCGCAGCTTCTGGTTTGGGCGGTGCGGATGATACACTGGTTGACCGTCTTACTGGCATGGGTATCGGTGCAGGTACTGGTGCTTTACTTGGTGCTGCTACTTCTCCATTGGCTCGGATGGGAAAATCACCTGACAACGTTGATTATAAGTCCGTAACAGAAAAAACAGCCAATGGTTTTGACAATAAAGCCCAAAAAGAACTCGCACGACAGCTTGCGGCAAGGCCTGATTTGTCTGAACAATTGGCACGTGCAGAGGGTATGGCGGCAGCTTCTCAAAAGTCAGGCATACCCTTAACATTGGCTGAAATGGTCGCGCAAACTCCGTCTGATCCGCTTTTGGCACAACAGGCGGTTATTGCAAGTAATCCCATGACAGCAGGGCGCATGGCTCAGATGTACGCAGGACGCTCTGGAACACCACAGCAGTCAGGTCAGATTGAGCAAAGACTTATGCAGCTTGCACGTGAGCTTGATCATACCGTAGGAAGTTATGACGAAGCGGCTGCTGCTGTTATTGGTCAGGCTGGTAAGGCTTCTGGTAATATTACACGACAGCTTAGCGGTCAAGCTGCGCCCCTTTACGCTCAGGCTTATCAAACGGCATTGCCTGAAAACGCACCCATTCTGCAAAATCCACTTATTCAAAGCGCGTTGCAAAAGGCAAAATCTAATCCTGTTTACGCGCAGGAAATTGGCGACTTAGCTGATAATTCCATTCAAGCGCTTGATGCCGTTAAGCGCAGCCTTGATGATATGGCAGAATCCGCTGGCCGCGCTGGAAATCGCAACGAGGCGCGTTTGATCAATAGCGCAAAAACACAGCTTTTGAGCGCAATGGACGAAGTAAGCCCCGAATATGGACAGGCTAGAGGAATATATTCTGGCAATCCTGATGCTTTGCAAATGCGTGAACGTATCGGCGCGTTGGCTGATATTGACCCAATGGAAGCAAAGCGTGTAGGTCAGCAGCTATTCAGCGGCACACAGCAAAACGCCGACCTTGCAGCGCAAGCATTGGGTGAACGCGCACCAACAGCCGCCGCAACCCGTATTTACGGCGCAATGGATGAGCTACGGAATGACCCTGTAAACATTGCAAGCCGTATCGCACCTGACAAGCGCACAAGCGATATGATGCGCTCTTATGCTGGTAATCAATACGCTCCGATTGAGGAGACATTAGGTGTTATTAATCAGGCGAAGCTTGGTGAACGTATGCGCTACGGTTCACCGACACAACCACGCATGCAAGCAGAGCAAGGGCTAGCAAAGGCTGCGGCAGATACAGCACTTGACGTAAAAACAGGCGGGTTTACAGCAGTTGCGCGTAAAGTCGCAAGTATGTTTGGTAAGGGTACGCCAGATCAAGACCCGCAATTCTATGCCGACATGGCTGATCTTATGCTTACAGAACAAGGTATGGATTTACTGCGCCGTGTTGCAAGTGGGCAACAGACCGCCATTCAGGAATTGAGCAATATCGGGCTTCCTTCCATTATCGCCAACCGCGCAGCGCTTAATCAGTCTTTGCCGCTTGGACGTGCCGCTATTGGTGGAATGGTTGCGCCTACTGCCACAGAGCAGACGGTTACACAGCAATCCATACCTACAAAACAAGATGATTTTTCAGACATTGAGGCTATACTAAATCAACGTCAAAAGCCGATGCAGGACTTTTCCGACATCGAACGGATTTTGCAAGGGAGATAACAAAGATGGCTTTTAACGGCTCAGGCGTATTTCTGCGCGTAAGGAACTGGGTTAATGACGCGGCAAGCGGTATTAAAATCCGCGCTGACCGTCACGATAGCGAAGATGATAACTTTGCCAATGGTCTTTCTCAGTGTATTACCAAAGACGGTCAGACGACGATCACGGCAAACCTACCTATGGCTTCTTTCCGTCATACCAGTGTCGGCGCTGCAACTGCATCAACACACTACGCGAGAGCAGATCAGGTAATTAACGGCTCTTTGCACTGGAATGATGCAGGCGGTACGGCTGACGCAATTACCGTAAACTACCCTATTCCATTAACGGCACTGGCAGATGGTCAGATTGCGTATTTCCGTGCAAGCGGTTCTAATACCGTAACAAACCCTACTTTTGCACCTGATGGATTGACTGCATATGCCATTGTCAAAAACGGCGGTTCTGCTTTGGCGGTTGGGGATATTCCAGCGGCAGGGTATGAAGCGGCATTACGTTATGACTTAGATAATACGCGGTGGGAAATGCTTAATCCTGCAACAGCTGTTATAGCAGATGGATCGGTAACAACTGCAAAAATTGCTGATAGCGCAGTCACAACTGCAAAAATTAATGATGCAGCAGTCACAACTGCAAAAATTAATGATGCAGCAGTTACGACTGCAAAAATTAATGACGATGCGGTAACACCGTCAAAACTTGATCGCGCATATCAAGAATTGAATCCGCGTGTTCAATCCGTAACATCCGCAGCAACAGTCACACCGACAAGCACAAACGATCTTGTTGTGGTAACGGCGCAGGCAGAAGCTCTAGACATCGCAAACCCCACAGGAACAATGGTTCAAGGTCAGGCTCTTATTATACGTATAAAAGATGATGGTACGGCAAGGGCTGTAACATTTGGGACAAACTATAGAGCCATTGGCACAACGCTACCAACAACGACAGTTATTAGTAAAACGCTATATATTGGACTTGTTTGGAATGACACAGATACTAAATTCGATGTTGTGGGCGTAACAGAGGAGGCATAATTGTCCTACTATACAAAATTTATGCCTTTAATTTTTCAAGGGCTGCATCCATACACACAGGCATACATCAATGCTATGAGCACAAAACCAAGCGCTCAAATAACAAAAGCTATTGATAATTTTGTGCGTGGTATTGTCGATGACGGTCTTTGGTCGAAGTTCGATGCTCTGTATATTTTTAAGATGCACACGGCACAGGCAGCGCAACTTAACCTTATACAGCCGGGTACTCATGATCTTTCTACATCAGGTTCACCTGTTTTCACAGCCGATGCCGGATATGCAGGTGCTGCAAGCGGATACCTTAAAACGTCTGCAAACATTTCTACGTTCTCTAAATTCTCACAAGATAGCGCACACATCGGTGGCTACATTGAAAGCGCGCAAACTGCAAACACTCCGGCTATTGGTAGTGACTTGCAGGATATTGAGATACGACCTTTTGCAGGAGGCAATACCTACTTTTCCATCAACACAACAGGAAATGCTATTGGTCGTGCTGTTGCAAGCGGAGTAGGCCACCCAGTAGCATCAAGGCTTAATAGTTCAGAAGCCTTCTTTGTAAAAAACGGCGCTTTATCAGGCGCGGTTGCAAGTAATGCAAGCGTTGCAGTCTCAGCAAATCCATTTAAAGTATGCGGCGGTATTTTTAACAACAATGCATCGCAATTTAGCTTCGCACACGTTGGAAGCGGGTTAACCGAAGCAGAGTGCGATGATCTATATCAGCGCATCTTGACATATAGGACAGAATACTAATATTCTTAATCTGAAGCTTTCAATCATCTAAAACAAAGAAATTTCTAATATGAGCATCAAATCATTCGGCGACAGCATCACAGTAGGCAACGGCGCAAGCCAATCTAGTAAATCTTGGGTGGGTCTTTTCACTCCTGAAAACGCGGCAGCATCGGGCGATGGCGCGGGGGATATGGCGAAGATTATCCAGACAAGCCATACGGCAGACCCCACACAGAAATATGCTATTATGATCGGCACGAACGATGCACGTCATTATAAAAGTGACACGACAAAGCAAGCTCATTATAAAAACTTTCTCCGCAGCGGTATTGTATGGATGACATGCCCGACACTCAAGAAAGCCCGCACGTCTGGCACTGCGGTTTATACTGGTACGTGGGGCAATACCGCAGGTAACGCCTTCGGTAAAGTAAGCACACAGAACGGCGCAACGGTCACTGAAACATTTAGCGGTGATACGCTTTATCTTGGCTACCTCATTCAAAACGCCGCAGCCGCAGAGAGTACGGCAGAGGTGCGTGTTGATGGTAACCTTGTCGGGACGGTCGGTTGCCGCATGAACGGCGCAACAGTTGGCGGTCAAAACTACGCTGGCGCATGTGAGCGTTTTTCGGGCTTTGGTGCAGGATCGCACACGGTGGAGCTTACGGTAACATCTCCAAACGGGAAGTACTTCTATTTCGATTTCGTTGCTGGCTCGGACGATATTGACAGCGCAGGTGTCGCCCTGTCTAACGTCATTGAATATAGCGCCGCTGGTTATACGTCATTTGGTATCACTTCTGCAACAATTGACGAATACAACGCTATTATTGACGACATGATTACAGAATTGTCTGCTGACGGTTTGAATATCATGCTCGTTGATAACCATGCATCTGTTGATAACACGACTGACCTTGCAGATAATGTTCATCCGAACAACCTTGGTCATGCGAAAATCCACGCAAATATGTCCGCTGGTTTGGGGGCACTGTGACCCCCGCCACAACCCAAGACCATCCCGAAGGTACGTTAGATCGGCTGTTTGACGCTGAAATGGGGCATTACGTGGACATCCTCAAACGCAAGGACGGTACGGTGACAATCTCTAGCAACGGGGTTTTGCACACATTTCCAGACATGGAACATTTTGATAAGTACGTGAACAAATGTTACAATGCACCTAGAGGTGAAGATGAGCGATCCTATCCTTGAGTATTTGAAATCCGTCAAGCAAGACATTCGGGAAATTAAGACCGATCTTTCCGGTATGCTTGAAAAACACGACAAGCGGATTGACGATCTAGAGGACAGTCAGGCACAGATGAGAGGGGCGGCTAAAGTTGTTATCGCAGTTACTACAGGTCTTTCTGGGTTTATTTCGTGGATCGTCGCGCATGTCTGGAAGGTATAAGTCTATGCCAAAATACAAATTCTCACAAAGAAGCCTAGACCGCATGGAGGGCGTGCATGAAGATATGCGCCGCCTGATGATTGCGGCTATAGAGCGTAGCCCGTATGACTTCGGCATTACAGAGGGTCTTAGAGGCGTCACTAGACAACAGGAACTCGTCAAGGATGGCAAGAGCCAGACTATGAACAGCCGCCATCTGACAGGCCATGCGGTGGATGTTGTGGCCTACGTTGACGGCAAGGTAACTTGGGATTTTCCCGTTTACGAACGGATTGCAATGCACATTATGGAGACTGCCGCAAAGATGGATATACCTATCGTATGGGGCGGAAATTGGAAAAATTTCAAAGATGGTGTACACTTTGAACTTAACAAATCTTTTTACAAAGGAAACTGACTATGAAAGCACTGGCATTGAAACTGCTTAACCACCTCAAGTATCCGTCCACGTGGCAGGGGATTATCGGCCTTGTCTCTGCGACTGGCTTGGCACTTGCGCCGGAACTTCAAGAATACATCATCACGGTCGGCGTTGGTCTGGCAGGTGCTGTTGCGTTCTTGTTCTCTGACTCTGACGTAAAGGGCGAGTAATGATCTATGCAGGGGCGGCACTGGCAGCTATTCTCGCATTTGCTGGCTTCGTGTTGCTCCTGCATTATCTCCGCAAAGACAATGAAGCAAAGGGAAAGACACGTGCCCAACTCGATGCCGCAGAAAAAATCGTTGATAACGTGGACAAGGCAAACGCTGCGCGTGATCGGCTGCGGAGTGATCCTGATTATGCTGGCAGGGTGCGTAAGCGATTCACACGCAAATAGCTTTTGCGCGATTTATAGCCCAGTGTATACTAGTGATAAAGATACCCCCGAAACACGGGCAGAAGCTGATGAAAATAATTCCGTCTGGCTCGAATTGTGTGAAAAATAAACCAGAGCCTATCTGGACAGCCAGATTGCAATGCGGCTGCGAAGTATCTGGATACGATTTTTATGGCCTAACGCGCAAAAATCCCCCCAAGGAAATCAACAATCCAATCGTCATATATGCGCCGTTCTGTCGGTTTATGAGTTAAACCGTATAACCTTAAATTATACGATGTACCGCATAAGGTACTATTAGTACCAATCAGCGCACAAAAAGAAACCCCGCTTTTACACGGGGTCAGTTTCATGAACGCGGTCGGATTATAGCACTATTTATCCTTAAAGAAAGCCTCAAATTCAGCGTTGCCAAACGCGCCTCTAGTCGCAAGTATCACATCTTTAATAGTCAAACTATCTGGCAATTCACCCTGACTATCGACAAAAGACTTTGTGCCGCTTTCACATGCACCCGTAATAGCACGGTATGCTTTGATAATCTCGGCAAGCGGCTTTTCGTCAGTCAGTTTCCATCCATCATAAGCAGAGGTATCGCGTGAAGATATTTTATAAATCAGAGCGTCACGGGCTTCTTTAATGGTATCGCCGTGTGCATGGTTTTCCCCGTCCGTAACGACATACATCACGTTGCCGCTTTCGTCTTTGACCTTCTTTACGCCGCCTTTATTTGAAATAATATAAGTAAAGATACCATCAGTAAAATCAACCTCAACCCATTTACCTTTTTTGACGATGTACCATGCCCCAGCCTTGAGTTTTTTACCATCCACAATATCAGCCTTGCCGCCAACGGGGATATATTTACCACCTTTTATAACATACTCGGATGCCATGATAAGATTGCCAATGTCTCCGCTTGCTGCGGCTCTATATCCAAGTGCCGAACACGCGGAATGCTCGCCTTTAGACGCTGCCGTGCTGTTGTTACCGCTGGCCGCTGCCTTGCTGTAGTAACCGCTGGACGCTGCCTTGCTGTAGTCACCGCTGGACGCTGCCGTGCTGTTGTTACCGCTGGACGCTGCC